GCTTTCAAAGCCTGCACTGTTTAATGCAAATAACCATACATCACTGTCGTTAATATTTTCAGCATCAATTTGTACTGCTTGATTTGGAGTTGGATTACTTACTGCAAAGTTTCCTGTCTCAAGTTTACCTTGACGGAAGTGCATAAAGAAACCTGTGTTATTACTTCCTGCTCCTTGGCCGTCATCTCTAAACAAAAACGCAGGGCTGTTGCCTGGAAGTGGAGCTTCTTCCAAAATACTTTCATCTGAAATATCTGTGCTTACAATTTCAAAACGTGTACCTACTCCTTCAACACGTTTAGTAAACGGATAAATTGCTTGTCCGGTATTTGTAGCAGTTAAGCGATATTTTTGTGTTTGTACATCTGCAATTAGTGCAGACTTTAAAGGATTACCAATTGAATTAGATAGTGGCAATGCTGAATTTATAATTTTAATAAACTGTTCAAAATAGCTGGAGTTAGTTTGGTCATTCCACTTAACAGTAATACCTGCCATGTTTAAACCGTTACTATCTAACAGATTTTCAGTTGTTTTAATTGTGTCAAATTTAAGTAAACCGTTAGCTGCTTGGTTGCGTCTTGGGTTATAAGAAAGCATACGTGCTAAACGTAATACGCTTTCTCTACGTTCTGCTGTTTCAAGGAAGTTTTCACGAGCGTTTAAATCAATACGGAATGATAAGTTTTGCCCAAGGAAAGCAATCATATCAATTAGCGCAAGGTATTCACTCGATTCAATGTAATCGTTAAAATCTTCTGGATAGTTTTGACGCAGATAGTTAATCATTGTGCGTCTTAGGTTATCAAAATCGTAGCTTTGGAAATCTGCGTTCCTAAAGCTTTGGTAAATTCTTTTCCAGTCCTCTGCTACTAGTAGCCTAGACTGTCTATCATTTGAAGACATATCATTTTCCTTGTTTACTAATGTATTTACCTGAAATGATAATGTGTGTATTTAATTTTTAAGCTTGTAGTAACCCGTTTTCTTTATCAAATTTAAAACGCAATTGATCAGTTATGCCAAACGGAAGTACTGTTATAGTGCAGTCAATTTGTATACCTTGCTCATAAGTATCAATAATAATGTCTTCTGCTTTTATTCTAGGATCATAGTTAATAATCTTAGTTACGTCTTCAATAATTGCTTCTTGCACTTCGACTGTAAAAGGTTCATATAATATGTCCCAAATAATAGTGCCAAATGTAGGATCACTTAATTTCTCAGTTTGTCTTATATGGAAGTGATTTATTAAGTCTTGTTTGATAAGTTCAAAGTCGTAAACACTGAAGCTCTTAGCGTCTGCAACTGTTGAAAATCCTCTATATGTTCTATCAGAAGTTGCTACTTGTACAGGCTGACTTACTGTTACACGTTTATAAAGATTTTTTTCTAATTGGCTCATACTATATTTACCCTTTATCTACCACTGCCGCCGCGATTCGGACCGCGATGCGGTGATACTGTTTGTGTAGCAGCACTGTTATCTGCCGGTTCTGATACTGGTGGATTTTCCTGTGCTTTTTTAATTTCTTGTTCTAGAGAACTTAGAGCATCTGCTTCTTCATTGTGGAATCTTCTAACAACATTCTGTTGTTGGCTTCTCGAAATTTTTGAAAAATAACGAACACCGTTTTCAGCACGTCTTTCTTTATAAATTTCCATAATTAATGCAGCATCAGATGGGTCAGTAGTTGTTGGCACGCTCGGGGGATATTCCAGGGCTGCTAGTGCTTTGCGGAATACCGATGTGCAACCGCCTGCTCCAAACTGGATTGCTGTAGAAAACACTACTTGGCTTAGTGTAAAAGAACGCTGTGTAACATCTAATCCAGTGCCATTTTTAATTCGTTTAATTGCAGGTCCAAAAAATTCTCTCCCTGCAAATTCACTTTGAGCTGCGGCTCCGTCTTCTGTTCCCATTACTATTTGCCAAGCTGATTTGTAAGCTTTTGTTCCTGCTCGGCCAGCGGTTGGACCTCCTGCTGCGTGTAATTGTGATTCTAAGTCTGGATAATTTGTTCTTAACCAAGCATGGAATATGCTTAATGTTCCTGGATTTGATGCAATTTGGTATTTTCCGTAGCTCCAGCCGCCGCTTTTATCAAATCCAATAATTGCAGCATTGCCGCCTGATTCATACTTCTCACTTAATGCACCGATGTTTCCATCAAAGTTATAATCGCTATTATAATCACCTAGTGGCACAGGTTGTTGTCCGGCGCCTGTGTAGCCGCCTGGAATATATCCAGAATTAATGTTTCCGCCGCTGCCTGAAACAACTGCACTTCTTTTAATTTTACCTTGCAAGTTTTTATTAAACGTATCAGGAGTAAGTACTCGGTCTGCCGAAGCTAATGATCCTGGTGATTCTCTATCTGTTTCACCTTTCTTAAATGCCAATGGGTCTAAATTTTCATGATGCGGCCAAGGTTCGTGTTGAGGTGCTCTTGTGAGTATGGTATCGTATCCGACTATTTCTGAACCAGGCAGCACACGAGGTAATTTTATTACACTTAGCGGCTCTACGTGTTCTGCCGGACTTGCTTTAGGAGCAACTGGGCCATTCATATTGATAAACTTTGCAGTTTCTCTATGATCGTTAATACTATTAATATACGTACTACTTCCAGCAGTAAGTCTATTATCTTGTTCTGTTTTAATATGCAAATTTCCAGTAGTGTCGATATAATGATTTGCTTTTACTTTTATGTGCTGATTTCGTCCTACAGTAATTTTACTGTCTGTGCCAACTAATAAATTAAAGTCTTGTTTAGATTCAATTTGTACTCTTCCGCTTGTTGTTCCTGGTGCTCTGCCTGCTGCTTTAATATTAACATTCCTGCCTGCTTCCATATTAATGTCACGTTCAGCAGTAATGTTTAAATCATTTTCAGTCATGATACTAACACTGTCCTGGGCGTGAATGTCAATTTTACCATCACTGGACATTTCTATCCAAGTAGTTCCTCTAGCATTTCCTATGTAAATTAAGTCTTCACTGTTGTGCATTAATATTTGATGACCAGTTCTAGTTCTAAAACGCATTAATTCGTTTTGAGGAATAGTTCTGTCGCCGCCGGGTTCATTATCACCTTTGTTTTTATAAATCGGAGGTCCATCTTCTGCATGAGTATCACGAACAAATCGCTCGTCACCATCATCCATTACAAGTGCGCTGCCACCTAGTCTATTAGACGGAACACTAATTTTTCTTCCAGCTGTTCCAATTTCTACTGTCGGACTTCCGTCTCTATGATCCTTAGGGCCCGGAGTACTTACTCCAAATACCATACTAGGCATTTCTCGCCTTGCACTAGTTGTAGTTGTACCTCGCACTTCGTCATTAACTAACCCTTGGACTTCTAGTGTTTCTGAAAAATCCTTGTTATAAGGTTTATCAAACAAAGTAGGATCTAGTTTTGCTCCAGTTTCAATTACTTTATTATATTCACCTACTGGTAATTTTCTGCCTTTTAACGTATCCGGTGTGTTTGCAGTTGTATTTTCTGTGGCTGCTTTACCGTCAGGAACCATAAAGTTCATATTATCAGCAGGAATGCATCCAATCCAATAAGCAAAGTTTGTATTACCTTCTGCAAATATTACAAGAACTTTTGTTCCTATATCAGGCGGCACCATCCACATACCGTAACTTTTTTGTGTATGCTCATAACCGTCATTTGCTGTGAGTGCTGCTTGTGGTGTTACTCCGTAAAATGGACTTAGATATTTTACATTTAATAACTGACCACTGCGTTCAGGTGCAGAGCCTGACGATGTATATCGCAACAGTTCGACAGTCATGCCTCCCATATACGTTGTGTCAAGATTATTAACAACAATTGCTTCGTAAGGCCCAATATCAGTAAAGCCTGATGTTTGAGTACTTGTTGTTCTTGTATAATTACCGGTTAATGACATATTTAATTTGATCCTTCGGGTGTAGTTATCTGTGCTGCTGCATTTCTACTTGGGCCATTGTCAGGAGTATAAACTTTTTTGCCAGTATTAAAATCGTATCTATCAAATCCTGGAGTTAGTGGTTTATACACATAAACGCCAATTGGTTGATCAGCAATAGCTTCTGCTGACTGACTACTAGTTACTATAGAAGGAGAAGTACTGCCGCGTTGGTCACGTCCGCGTGGGTCTTGCGTTGGTAGCTGTCCTGAACCTATACCAGTAGTATCAGCCAAACATGGAGGTAATATACCTCTATCAACACGGCGTCGGGCTACTTCTGCTGCGCCATCTCCTCTACCTCCTAGTACGACAGGAGTCTCACGGGCATGTCTTAAAATAGCATCCTGATAAATCCCCTGCGTATTGGCGCTGAGAACTTCTTCGCCTGTTGATGTTACTGGCCAAAAATTTAGACCACCTGCGGTAGATTGCCGGTCAGCTTCTGTTATCAGAGATACTCCTAATGCTTGTAATGTTGCTTTGCGGGCATCAGATGCATTTGCATATTCTGCTTGAAATTCTCGTATACGATCAGCGACAGCAGTCAAGTCAGCTGACCCTGTGTAATCACCAAAGGCATCAGTAAAAGCACCAGAAGGTAGAGTTTCGCTTTCTGTTACTACGCCTGCTGTGCCGGGCTTTGTTGATGTTTTAGTTACAACTGTGTTTCCGGTAGTTTTACTAGTTGTTGCAGACGTTTCTGTTACCGGTCGGCTATGATCAACTTTTGGATCTAAAACCCAAATTGGCGATCCCCATTTTGTGTTTATTTTAATAGCATCTCCACTAAAAATTGCGGTAGAAGAATCATAAGATGACATATCTTCGCCATCTTCTTTAAAAGTGTGTATATAGTGGTGTAAAGTATTTTTATACCAACCACCAGCAATTACATAATAATGAGAATTATTAGGATAATCATCAAGTTCAGCTTCGCAGTCTAGTACTAATACCATTGAGTAATCATCTGATGAATAAGCTTCAAAATGCTCTCTCAAGTCATCTTGGTTTTGAAATGTCCACATACCATTCTTATTCTTCCACGGTTCGGTACTATTAGAACTGACACCACTACCTTGTTCAGTTTGATTAGTTGCCTCTTCTGGCGAGCCGGTAACTTCTACTATCACTCCCATTACCTTGGGCCTCCTAATAAATTATTAATTCGAGATTTTGTTGCGTTAGTTGCAGCATCTATTCCTGTATTTACAGCATTATTTATTGTACCTTTTGCTGCTGCTGCCGCTCTATTGACTATTGCTGCTTCTTCTGCAAGAACATCTAGTGCATTCATTCCATCAGTTGGTCTTATTGCTCCCATTGCCCCTCGCACTCTTGCGCTTGACACACTTCCTATTCCTACCATTGGTGCATTTGATAATCCGCTAGTAAAGTTATTTAATGTTGATATAACTTTTGTTAAGTCCGGAACTTCGCCTATCAAGTCTTTTCCGTCTAGCAAACTTGTTAATCTATCGGCTTGTTTTAAAATAGCAGCCTGATACGGAGCTGCATTATCTGATGTTATCTTGTTGTCTATAGCACGATCTAAGTTTGTAATGTCATCTTGCCGAGAAGCTGGCATACAATCAATACCCGGGCGTTGCCCGCCAATTGTTCCGTCTGATTGGACGCCATCTTTTGTCAGTGCAGCATCGTTGTTTACTACCATCGTTCCTGAATTTGCAGTTGTTTCTTCATCGTCTTGTCCCTTACGTCTTATTAGCTTAAGAGTCTGTGTAAATTTGCCGCTACTAAATCTATTAACTACTGCCCATATTTGAAACAATCCACTAAACCCTGACACAATTTGAGGAAATTCCATAGTAGCACCTTTAACTTGATAATCAAAAGGAGTTTTAAAGTTTACTATACAAAATACAGACTGGTCTAAATAATTTATTGTATTACCGATGATAGTTTGTGGATTTGTAGTATCAGTACCAGCTACATAATTACCTGTTTGTTGTGGTATAAAATACGGATCTCCCATAATTTCCATTTCAGCAGTAACTAAATCTACATTCATTTTTGTAATCTTATCGTGAAAGATTTCTGCAATTTTGCGACGAACATCATTGCCTGCATATCCCGGTGCGTTATCTAATTTAGTATCAAAAGCAGTACCAGGTGATCCATCTTCATTTGTACTTTTTCCGCCCACTGGAGTTTGGACGCCTCCATCAGTGCCAAGACTAGACGAAACAGTTGTCGCATTGTCTGCACCAGCTCTGATAGATGCAGCACTCATACCAAGGTCTGCAAATGCAGTCATCATAAATGCATTATTAAAGTTTAAATCAAAGTTTAATACGTCTTCATTTTTACCTGTATAGATATAATTATATTCTTTTTGGGCTAGTTTTTTAAGGCCTTCTGTATTTTGCGGTGCTTGATTACCAGCCATTGTAACTGCTTGATCAACTTCATATTCGATAACACTGTACACATAAACTCTAGGTCGTCGACCTATTGTTGCTTCAGTTAACGCACCTTCGTCTATATAAACGTGTGTGTCAATTCTAAACCATTTATTCATACCGTTTTTGGCGCCGACAGTTGCCTTTTCAGCAGCATAAGATGACTGTACTACTAGCTTTTCGATAATATTAGTAATTTTTTCGCCTTGATTAAACTGATGTTCTCTTGATTTATCCGCAGGCTGAGCTCCAATTGATGCAGTATCGACTATGTTTGATTCTGGATTAATCACTGCTTGAGCATCTGCTGCTGATTTATTTCCTGGAGCATTTGTATCTTCATTTAACGGACTTAGACCAATTTGATTCATTAAATCAGTATTTTCAGCAAATGATTTAAGTATTGCATACGTGTCGTTAGGAGCTTCGATAGTTATAGTTGTTGGAGAAAATGATGATTGGATATCCGGATTCTTATCAAGTGTTCCCCGGCGTTGTATTTCTAAATCTTCAGGAGTAGAAGTAAATGCAGATTCTTGTATTTCTCCTTTTTGGTACGCATCCTTTAAATGTTTACGTGTTTTTGGAAAACAAATAATATATCTATCATACGGAGATATTGCGCCTGCGTCTTCTAAAGCTTCAATTTGACTATTAATTGCACCTGTTACTGACTGGTCATTTGTTTCAAGAATTTCGTGACACAAAACACCTGTAGCTTTAACACTTGTATTAACTTTATCAATTTCATCGGACAATCCTGTTTCACTCATTGGAACTGCTGTAACTGTGTACTTGCTTCCTATGCCCGAAACGTTAAACTCCATATTAATTATTTTAATTGGAATATACATCGGCTCTGTTACAAAGTTTGCAGCAGTAGTTCCGTCTAGATTATAACCTGCAAAGTCAATTCTTATACAAAACGGAGCGTGTGCATAATTAGCATACCCTGCAACTGATGATGACCCTTTAACTGCTTGTATAAAGTTTCCCATACTGTACGGTTCAGTGACCGTAAACGATAATGATGTACCTAATGTCATCCTAGTATTTTGATTAGGCGCAACTATTGAATCTAATTCAATATCATCAATATA